TCTACAATTCGCTGGGTCCTGCCTCTCCCTTCAACGGGTAGGTCTGGGCCCAGACTTGGCCCTCTCTTAGAGAGGGATCCCTCCAATATGGAGGAAAAACCCCCGTGTATCACGAGGGGAATGGGCTTCCAAGAGGCCCTTAAGCAGTACTTCCGATATCGGAAATCAGTTCCGTCTATGTTTATTAGCCGGATAGCCGCAGAGCGGCTACAAAGGCTTGGTTTGAGCAGGGCTCCCAAGTACCTCAGGGAACTTAGTTTCCAAGCACAATATAGAGTGCTAATGAATTCCCTCTGGGAAGACAGGTCGGACGTAAGGACGACCTATCCGGACTTCTTCCGGAAAAGAGTCTATGAGACTCTCCAATCCGGTCACCTTAACCGGATAAAGCAGTGGTTTTACACCGCTGATGGGCTAGTGGTTCCTATACTGCTAGCTTACCGAGGTGCCGTAGAGCACCTCCCAGTCGATCTTATAGATCGCGTCACCAAGTGGGCCTTGGTGAACTGTGCCAACGATTACGCTGGCTTTATCTCCTCTTTAAAGAGGATGAAGAAAAGACTTAGAAAGTCTTACGCACTGGGCCAAGACCCAGTCTTTCCTCGCAATCTTGCAAGGTACAGAGAAGTCTATGACTTCGTCATGGGGTGCTCGAGTGAGTACCCCGAGGATTGGAAAGTCCAATTCGAGATCCAGCATCTTATGTTGGTTACCCAGTCCCGTGCCACGGGGCTGGCTGATGCGGTCATGATGAGCCGCTCCCTGAAGAAATTCAGGGAAACTGTTAGTCAACAGTACAAGGAGATAACCCTTGATACACACTCTCTTATGAGTGTGACTGCCTTCGCAAGGAAGGTAAAGGGGACTTTCGCAAAGTCCTCGGCAGGCCCTGCGGGGGCACTGCAGGTCTCCCGGGAAAACGGGGGACAAACTAGGTTACTTAGTGACCTATGTCGTACACGTATCAATTATACGTACGACACCGTGACCCTTAGCAGGTCAGAAACGGAGTTCCGGAGGATCTCCAAGGTCCAGGATGTCCTGGACTGGGCCATTGAAATGGCCCTCACACGTCCAACTGTAGTTAGGATGTGCCGCACACATGTTGTGGCTGAGCCTTCGAAGGCTAGGGTAATTACTATTGCCCATTATGCATATACCTTCATTATGCATATCTTCTCCCACTTATGGAAGAGGGAGATAACAGACCAGCGAGCAGTCACTGGACTAAGAGGTTCTAGGAACCTCTGGGAATTCCTTAAAAAGGATCTCGACCCCCAAGAAATACTTTGGGAGGAGATTTCCCCAGAAGAGGAATCCAGTCCAGTGTACGCATTGAGCACTGATCTGGAGGAGGCTACCGATTACGGTAACCCATCTGTCGCGAGGCAGATTTGGAATGCGCTTATCGCGCATTCACAGTGGGCGGATGGATTCCCCACAGGTTTGGCTATATTAGCCAAGAACCTCTTCTGTGGGAAGAGGTATATTCTCCGGAATGATCCGGGGGTTGGGAGTTTATTCTCCCAAAATAACATCCCTCTAAGCAAATTGGGGGACTATCTCTTCGTCAAACGAAGGGGTTGGCTCATGGGAGACCCCATGACAAAGGTCATTCTGACCTTGGCTCAAGTGTATGCACTTGAGAAATCGCAACTCAGAGTAGCTGCGATTAATGGCGATGATCTCATCGCGCTCTCCATAGATAGAGAGAAGCTGGAGAGATACCCAGCTGAATTGGAGTCATTAGACTTCAAGGTGTCACTCGATGACACCTACGTCAGTAGAAAGATAATGTTCTACTGCGAGGAAGTGGCCAGAGTGCCACAAGATGTACGGCAGACTATCGCCGTCCAGTTTCGGAGATCCGAAACTTTCCTCTGGTATATAGATTACCCGAGGATCAGGCTGTTATTGCCTGTATATCCCGACAATGATCGGTACTCCTACAATGACACAGGTAGGTTTGATCTCCTAGGGAAGGAGATGAGATGGACATACAGTCTGTCCAGGGGTGCATCAATAATGATGCAGCGTGCTGTACTATTGCAGCACTTAATGGTACCCGCCCCGGCGGGTTCCCTTAGGTTCCTCCCAATCGAGTTGGGGGGAGACGGGTCATTTACACCCGACCCTACCATTGTGGTAGCATCACTCCTCAAAACTGAGGAGCCTTTAAGATCTGAAAAGATCTTCAGAATGCGCAGTCTGATGCGCAACCGGATTGGTTATAGATACCTCCGGTCGGACAGGAATACTATCCTGACCCATCGCCACACTTATGTGGCGCCTACCCTAGCTAAGCTGAGGGATATCCTACCAGAGAACATGGTAGTGACTGGTGTGAACCAGTACCACAGGAACCTTTTGGCCTGTGTTAGGACTTTTGTTAGTCCATGGAGTGCGACTATGACTCTCGCACACACAGCGTTCTATAGAGCGCTTTTCAGGGGGGCCAGGTTTTCCGACCTCCCAAGTCTCACATTTGACATTGTGAGAGAACTTGGTGTGATGAATCACCAAGAATTCCCATCTTTATGGGAAATTTCCACCTTTCTTAAAAGATGGATGAACCCCGGATTTAACTTCCGGGATGAGGAACCATTCCTCATAGACTCTAGGAGTCTAGAAGTTCACCAGTATATGAACTTCGGTTGGACCTTTGAAAGGTCCAGAGTTGTCGATGATCACATCGACACAACGTTCGACGAGTATATAACTCGGAACGAGTCTCTCGTAATGAGGGACGCGGAGGGTGTCTTAGACGCCCTGAGAAGTGGGAGAAGTGAGCTCCCACGTAGAGTAATGGATAGGCTTCCATTATTCATGGAATCAGATAACCTGATTCTTTGGCAACTTCACGATTCAGATGTGAAGGAAGGGGAGACGGTCGTAATCGTCACCCGTGACCTCCGCCTGGCGGCGAAGGTGAGGAACATGCATAGATTGCGTGTTTACGCCATAGTACCATCACTGTGGCTGATCGGACGACTATTTGAAGTGTCCGACTACATTCCCCACTTCAGGGAAGACCGGGTCATTGAGGACCCAGGATCCATCCTCTATGAGGATAGTACCTACTTTGAGTTAGGTATGCCGCGCGATGCGCGGATTTTCGACGCACCCATTGTACGTCGCGTGCTCCGTTCTGGAGTATTCCTCCTCACTTGTGCGGAGGATGAAATTTGTGGCGGGAGTTTCCCCGCCTACACGGATCAAAAGGAGATCCATGAGGTAAAGGAGGACTAATGTCCTCTTGCGGTCTAAGACCGTTGGGTCAGAGACCCATGTGCATCTGAGTGCACTTCTACTTTCGTAGTGGAAACGATGTGAGGTAGTGACCTAGTTCATTTCCTTGCACAGACCAAGTCTGGCGCCCGGGCTTATGCC